TAGCCAATTGACCAGCAGTTGCAGTTGATGCAGCGTTTGCAGCATTACCTCCAGAAACCGCACTACTAACAACTCCGGTGGCTATACCAGCAGCAGCCAAAGCAACGGCACCGGCAGCAATAGATCCTCCACCGGTTGCAAAAGCAGTTGCCACGCTTGCAGCGGTTGCTGCTGCCCTTAAAGCGACCATTGCGGTAATCAATGTTTGTACTGCTGCTACAAATGCAATTATCTTATTGGCTACAAATACAGTTGCAATAATACCACCAAGTATTAACAATTCATCTTTTATGCTGATAACAAATTCTATCGTTGATCTTAATTGTTGGCCAAAAACATAAGCACCTTTTGTTGCATCGGTGATTCCAGCAGTAACGCTATTGTCGCCAGTCAATCCCGAAGCCAAAGCCTGAACATTTGGAACAACTGTTGCCAGTAAATAATCAGCAAATTCTTTAACAATTGGAAGCAACGCAACTCCAATTTGTTCCTTGGTTTCATCTAAAGCAATAGTTAATTGCTTAAACTTGAACTCAGCATTGGTGGCTTCATTTTTAATAAATCCGTCATAAGTTTTGGCTAATTCTTTAGTAATTTCATCAAATGATTTACTTTTAAGAGTAGTTTGATCTATACCAAGACCAAGTTTGCCAAGAGCAGTATTGTTGCCATCATAAGCCCGACCTAAGGCATTTGTAACCGATTCCAATGGCTTGCCTGTGGCTGTTGATATTTCTTGAGCAAGGCTTAATAATTCTTGCGCTTTCGTTACATCTTGAGTTGATCTAATTAAGCGACTTAGTGCTGGTCTTAAAACATCATCTGTCGTAGCGGTAGCAATAGATTGTTTTGTAATATATTTATCAACGGCTGCAATCTGATCCTCTGTGGCCTGAGTGTTTGAACGAATAGTTTGTTCAAGTTTTTTGCGTGCTGATTCATCTTGGGCAGCAGCCTTGGCAGCAGATATAGCAAATGCACCAACGGCAGCACCGGCAGCAGCAAAAGCCAAAGCAGCCTTTTTGCCAAAATCTGCAATCTGATCGGCTGATTTATTTACTACCTTATTTGCATCATCTAAGCCTTTTTTAAGACCATCAATATCGGCTGCAAGTGCAAGGGTTAAAGTTCTGCTATTACCTGCCATCAGCAAACTCTTTTCTTATATCCAAAATGATTTGTTCAAACTCTTTAATTATAGTTGGTTGCAAAAATCTAATTGTTGGATAAATAAAATATCCTCTCGATCCTGAACCTTTAGGCATTGGCCCACTCCATCTTGGGAACTGCGGATAATTCTTAGATCCAAACTCATGTGCTGCGCCAATACCAAGGCGATTGCCTTTTGTATCATTTCTAGTATTGAATTGAGTTGTTGCTCCACCTGAAAATTTTTGAGAAGCAAAACCAAAAGATATTTCACCAAGCAATGAGGACTTTTTAACTTTACCGCCTTGAGCAATACGATCAGCAACTTTGCCTCTTGATGAAGCGATTCTGCGAATCTCTGTTAATTCTTTTTGAGCCAATTCGCCAACTCTGCGTTTGGTTTCTTGAACTGCAATGTCGCTCATGTTTCTAATTACTTTAGCAAATGAAGCAAGTTCCCTTTTGTCATAGACTATTAGAGGTTCGGTGCTAGTTGCCATTCCGTTTCTCCAATATCTCGATCGCTGTTAAAATGTCCTCTGCTTCAACCCATTCGCTCATTGGTATTTGTGTGGCTATTGCCAACTCAACCAATAATCTACTTAGGCTTCCTGCTGGGTGGCTTTTGGGTCTGCATCACCGACTATTACATCGGCAACAGTTTCCATCCAAATATCCATTGGCTTGATGGGTTTGGCTGCACCAAGTTCTCGCTTATGTGCATGATAAGCAAGAAACATAAGATCCCAAACGCCCAACTTTTCGGATGCTTGACCAATGGTGTGTCCTGTCTGCTTTTCCCATTTTGCCCACTCAGGCGGTTGGGCTACATAAGTGGCTTGCTCGCCTGAGTTGTATTCAATTGTTATATTTAGTTTCATTTTGCTCCCGATTTCTTATTAACTAAATGATTCTGCTGGTGTTCCAATAACTTGGAAACTCAAATCAAGAGTTTGTGCATCTGGTGCTGTTCCTCCGGCTGAAGGGAAGTTAGGCAGAATTTGGAAAGTAAATGCTGCACCTGTTGCTGCTGTGAATACTGTTGAGATACCTGTGTTTGGTGCGCTCTCAGCAACTCCCCAAAGGATCTCACAAAGTGATCCGGTAGCACCCCAATCAGCAAGCATGCTGATGTTGAATGTCCAGTTGTCATCAATAACCTTGAATGATGCTCCATCCAAAGTTTCGTAGCGAACACGATTTCTCTCGCACTCTAAAGTTGCGGTTGTAACTTGAGCATCGAAATTATTACCGCCAATGGTGAAGGTAATATCTCGACCGGTAATAACTGTCGTAGGCATCTTGCTCCTTAGTTTGTCTGTGTGTAGTAGGTTGATACATTTATATCAGAGATCAACATTGTTGATGCTCCAATTTGTTGAACTGTTGGCTGCTCAACTGCTCCGACAACATACCCCGATGGGATAACTGCCAGAATACTCATTACTAATTGCTCCATATTATCCAACGATGCTGGGTTGCTATTGTAAGCAACTATGGCTGTGATTGTCATATTGACTTTACATCTAACGGATGACTTGCCAATTGTTTCAATTTCAAGATACGGCGATGAAGGCACGAAAACGACTGCTGGTGGATAAACCGATTCTGGAACATAACTATAAACGCTACCAGTAACGCTGCTTAAAGCGGTTGCTAATGGTGTGCGAACTGATGAAAGAATTGTTGATGCTGGCATTTATTGAGCCATGCTTTCAACATCTATGTAAGCACCTAATAATCCTACGCACCGATTGAAAAGCGATCGGCCAAGACGGAATGGCGTTGCGCTAAAATCTACACCCTCTATTTGTCCTCCGGCTGCAATTCTTGATTGAAAGACTTCGACTGAAACGGCAAAGACTGCTGATCGAACAGGCTGGACTCCAACATAAGTTGATGCGCCAGAAAGGGTAGCAGTTCCGGATGGGATGACATTAACTTCGAGTAGATCGGCATTAGTGATCGATGCTGAAAAGGTATATTGTCCAAGATTGTCTGCCAGCACAACTCTTGTTCCGTTGTATGGACTTCCGCATCCTGCGATGACAACTGATTGTCCTTGGGTAAATTCATGAATTCCTAGTGTAGTGAAAGTGGCGACATTATCTGTCAGCGACACTTTTTCGATTGGGCTTTTGAATGTAACCAACATTGGAAGGATTATGCCTTCACTTGTATCTATGATGCCATTTAAATAATTATCATCATATAAGGCTGATGACACACCAAGGATAGATCGCAACTCGGTGGCTGTAATTATGCTTGGCATGTCATCTCCTTACTCCCATTAATGGATGCCTAGGATCGGGAGCAACCCTAGGCACTCAGTTAAATTACGCTATGTCTAGTTTTCGGAAGGCTGTTGGGTAGCGATTAACTACTGCAACATAACCATACAAACCAATTTCAACACGGCCGTTTGCAACAATATTGGCACGAATCTCAAAAGTTCCAGATTCATGGAATCGCATTGCTTGTGAAGGATAAACCAAAGCAACCTTTGCGTTGCCTGTGTTACCTGTGTAGTTAGGATCTACAACTAGATCAAGTCCTGCAACTGTTCCATTTGTTGAACCTTGAGTTACTAGACCGGCAGCATTTTGTGGTGCTGCTGCTGCAAATAGTGGTCGCTGTGATCCATCAACTGCGCCAAGAATGTTAGCAAAATCGATATTCACATAACCACCTGAAGGTGCAACTAACAATTTGCTAGGTGTCATTCTCATTACATTGTAAGAATCAGCAATTCCATCTGCAATAGACTTGTAAAGTGTTGCGCCTGTTGAGGAATCTGCGCCGTCTGCTGCAATTTTTGCTGCATAAGCATCAGTCTTTTGTGCGTATGAAGCAGCCAACTCACGGATAAGCAAATCTAGGAAACTTGGATCCGATCTATCAAGAACTTCTTGATTGATAACATTTGCGCCGGCGAACTTGACAATATTATCCTCTTGGAAAGTTACTGCTGTGTCTTGTGAAGCATATTCAACACCTTCAGCAGTTAATCCCATAATCGCCTGAGCACCTAATACAGGAGTGAAAATTTTAAGCCCAGAAGCAGGAAGCGGTGCACGCTCGATGCTATCAATGAACGGACGAGATGAATCGATAACTCCGATAACATCACGCAAATAGTTTGGCGGAACCATACCTGTGTTTTCTGAAACTGTTCCAATTGCCAATGCTGCTAATAGATCACGAGCATCGGTGTCGCCTTGAATTGCACGAATTTGTGCTGACGCATATTGCCCTGCTGTAACATTTGTATCAACTCTTGGCTTTGTGTATGCCATGTAGTTTGCTGTTACAACTGGAGCCTGTGTCGCTTCTACCGCTTCGGTTGCGATAGGAGCCTCAGAAGTAATTTCTGACACTTTGTTCTCCTTTGTTGTTGTTTCCTCAGCGGTTGCTTCGGAATTCTCTGTGGTTTCACTTGCTGCAACTTCAGC